AAAAAAGTAGGGGGATATGCTTATGGAGACATGGATACAAACACTAATTACTATCGTGGGAGCCGTTCTAGCATCTTCTGGTTTCTGGACCATTCTTCAAAGAAAAATGGAAAAACACGATGTAAAAACTGAACTGCTTATGGGATTGGCTCATGACAGGATCGTATATTTGGGAATGGTTTATATCGAGAAAGGTTACATTACTCAGGATGAATATGAAAACCTTTATGAGTATCTCTATAAACCATACAAAAAAATGGGAGGTAATGGATCAGCCGAGCGCATCATGAATGAGGTAAATAAATTACCCATTCGGAAATCAAAATACGTTGAGGCACAAAAAACCCAGTAACTACAATAGTTTAAGAGGTTGTTAGGAGTAGTAAAAAGCGGGAAAATGTATGTAACCCATGCATTATTCCTGCACTACTCCTACACTGTTATTCCTACATCTTATTTTATTTTTTCGATTTCTTTAAGGATGTTTATTATGACTTGTACAGACGCTTCTTCTTGCTGCTGAATAATACGCGACATTTGCAACTCCTATTATGAAAGGAGTGATATATTATGACACGAGGTGAACGAAAAAAAGTAGCATTGGCGATTTATAAAATTGCTAAAGTAGAAGAGAGGATCAACGACGCAACAGTTTGGGAATATTTAGATCCAAACGGAATTGAATATGTTGGTCATCTCAACGACGCAATGTATGAATTAGCAAGTGTGCTTTTAGAAGACTTAGAACATAGTATTAGATTACGAAAAGAGACTGAGTCCTAACAAGGACTCTTTCTTTTATTTTTCTATTCTAGATTAGAAATTCTGTGTTGTCGCGAAATTTGCAACTCCTATTATGAAAGGAGTGTGTGATTATGGATAATTGTGGTAAAACATTATTTGGTGTAATCATTGGCATCACAGCAATGCTTTCAATTAAAATGGCGTATGAATATGGGAGATATTCAGCGATACATGAAATTTATAAGCGTGGCTGGAAGGTGGTAGTTGATGACGACCAAGAAGAAAGTGAAACTACTGAAAAATAAAGCATATTCAACAAAAAAGAGGAGTCCTAAAACAAGGACTCTTTCTTTTATTTTTCTATTCTAGATTAAAAATCAGGACGTAGGTTACCGAAAAACATGTTATCTTGATATTTGAAAAAATCCCCGGATTGGGTTTTCTGAAAAACTTTTTAAAAGGAGGGTTCTTTGTGGAGCTATTTGTTATATTTGGAATTGGTATTTTGGTTGGTATTGTTTGTACGACCGTAGCTACTCGTACTAAGTCGGTCGGTTACCTTAGAATTGATACGTCGGATCCGGAAGACGGACCATATATATTTTTGGAACTATCAAAACGTATCGGTGATATCTCTTCAAAAAAGTATGTCGTTTTAAAAGTAAAGCTTGAAAATTTCATTCCGCGAAAATAACACTTCCTTTTATGGAACTAATAAATCATTTGAAAGGAGAATAAATATGAATGAAGAAATCAAAGATTTGTTAGGAGAGGTGATAAAATCCGAGATTCGGGATTTATATTCCTTACCATCTGGGAGTAAAGAAAAATCAAGTGCAATTGAGGACTTGGTAAAACTCTACAAACTAAGAATCGAAGAAACCAAAAACGAATGGGGTTTCAATGAAAAGTATAACGCTCATGAAAGCGATAAACAATTCAAGAAAGCCCAGCTCGAAGAACAGGTTAAAGATCGATATTTTAGATTGGGAGTGGAAGCAGCAGGAATAATATTGCCGTTGATATTCTACGGAATATGGATGCGTAAGGGATTTAAATTCGAAGAGACTGGAACTTTTACCTCGACGACATTTAGAGGATTGTTCAATCGTTTTAGACCTACTAAAAAATAGTTTTGATAGTTCCAAAGCGAGGAGATCGTATATAATACATGGTCTCTTCGTTTTTCTCCGTTTCCTCGTAAACGATGGAAAACGGTTTTTGATAGACGGGATATTTGAGCGCGAAATTTACATATCCTATTATGAAAACAATTTATAGGAGGTAATGTTATGAAAATCACTGACATGGTTATATCAGCAATTTTGAAAAAGGGGATTCTATACGAAGCAAGGAACGTAGACACAGATGTTGAAATTCCGATGGTTATAGAAAACCAAGAACGCAAAATCAAGATAAACATTAAAAGTGAGCATGTGACACTTCGAATTGAGAAAGATTGAGTCCTAACAGGGTCTCTTTCTTTTTACGCGAAATTTACACCTCCTATTATGAAGAAACAGGTAGCTTAACTAGGTCAAAGCGTCACTTTACCGTGAAGAAAGCGGACTCAAACTCCGTGCTGTTTCTTTTTATTTTTTCGAGTCCTAAACAAGGACTCTTATATTTTGAAAGGAGAGAAAATTATGAAAGGAATTAAAAATCTAAACAGTTTGTTTCACCGATCTAAGTTACACTTGAAGCGGGCCTCCCCCACCATTCTAACTTATCTCGCTGCAATTGGGGTTGTGGCTACATCTGTAATGGCCGTGAAGGCGACACCAAAGGCTATGATGCTTTTAGAACAGGCTACGGACGAGAAGGGAGAGAAACTCACTAAATTAGAAGTTGTTCGAGTGGTAGGACCGGTTTATATCCCAGCGTTAGCAATAGGTGTATCTACGATTTCATGTATTTTTGGGGCAAACGTACTTAACAAACGCAACCAAGCTTCTTTGGCGAGCGCCTATGCAATGTTGAGTGAATCTTATAAACAGTATAAAGGGGCTGCCAACACCGTTTATGGTGAAGATGCTGATTCGAAGATAATTGCCGAGGTTGCAAAAAAGAAATATATTTCGGCAGACGGTTGTTATATCTATGACCCAGATTCTGCTTCCGAGGAACTTTTGTTCTACGATTCCTTTTCTCAAAGATATTTTACATCTACTATGTCTTCGGTTTTAAATGCTCAATACCATGTGAATAGAAACTTTGCTTTAAGGGGTTGGTCGGATTTAAACGAGCTTTATGATTTTCTAGGATTAGAAGAATATTCTGGTGGAGATGTAATTGGGTGGTCATATGATGAGATGTTGGAATGTGGTTTAATACCATGGATAGAATTTAAAAATCGTCTTGTAAAAATGGATGATGGTTTAGAGTGCTATATCATATCGACCCCTTTTGAACCGACAGTTTTAGATCCCGATGACTATTAACTTCGCGTAAATTACAACCACTATTATGAAAGGAGGTAATTGCTTTATGAACAGTAAATTAATCAAAATCCTCGGTATTGCAGCGACTGCAATCGGAATGGGAGCAACACTCATAACCGATTGGGTTAACGACAAGAAGACGGATGAAAAGATTGAGCAAAAAGTAATTGAAGCGCTTGCCAAAATAAAAAAGATTGAGTCCTAAACAAGGGCTCTTTTTCTTTGTTAGAAAGGAGGGAGGCGGTCAGAATCCGTAATCAGGAAATGTGCGACATAGCTATATTAATAATTAGCAAGTACGTAGACGAGCATTTATGTGCTACCGATTATCTCGGACAGGTCAATCCGAAGAAATCAAAAGAATACTTTGAAGATCTTAGTTATGCTAGATGGGCGGCTTATGAAATCATAGATCGTCTGAATACCGAGGCCGAGCGTCTCCCTTCTCATATAACTGGATCTTTACGAGAACCTGTATCACCAGTTGATATTATTGCAGGATTTATGGACGATATGGAGTGTTGTATATACGATGGTTGTAGCGAGAAACACGAGCGTATATTTACCATTGCCAAGGATGTTGCAGATGATATCATTCTGTTATTTTTGTAAACACTATGAACTTTTTATATTTGAAAGGAGAAACGACATGGAATCAAACCGAGAAATTGCTTGTACTATCGTTGAGGCGTTCGAGGATCTACTCGATCGAAAGGGAATTTCGATTTCTTGCCAAAGCGAACTCGAGGAGACTGAGAGAAGTCTTGAAAACAATACAGCAAAAATTTATGGATCCGAATATTGGGATTTAGTTAATGGAATTGAATTTATTCTTAACATGCGTGACTTTAAAAAAACAAAAATGAGGAAGGAGAAAAAACATGTCCAGAACAAATATATCTAACATTGCCAAAGGTGTACGGACGGCAATGAAAAAACATAGTCCGGAGATTCTTACCGGTATCGGGATCGCCGGAATGATTACCACAACCGTAATGGCGGTTAGAGCAACCCCAAAAGCTATCAAACTAATTGAGGAAGAAAAAGATAGACAAAATAGGGAATTACTCAAAGAAGCCGAAGAAAATGGTTATGACACATGTGATCACATTGAAAAACTCAAACCGTTAGATGTTATTAAAACTACCTGGAAATGTTATATTCCTGCTGCTATAACTGGAGGTTTATCCATAATATGCCTGATTGGGGCAAGCTCTGTAAATGCCAGAAGAAATGCGGCTCTTGCTACAGCCTACACTCTTTCAGAATCAGCTCTCAAAGAGTACCAGGAAAAAGTCATAGAGACGATCGGCGAGAAGAAGGAACAAGCTGTAAGGGATTCGATAGCCAAGGACAGAATCGAACGCGACCCCGTTACTAGTAAAGAAGTCATCATTACCGAAAAAGGTAATACTCTCTGTTATGATTCGATTTCAGGTCGATATTTCAAATCAGATATTGACCAATTAAAAAAGATAGAAAATGAACTTAATAGACGGATGAGAGATGAAATGTATATTTCTCTTAATGAGTTCTATTATGAAATCGGTCTTAACCCGACCAGTATTGGTGATGATCTTGGATGGGATATTGATCGCGGATATATTGAATTAAATTTTAGTTCACAGTTATCGGATGAAGGTACACCTTGTCTTGTGATTGATTATCAAGTCGCGCCTAGATACGAATACAACAGGTCTCTTAAGTACTTTTAGCTTTTAGTACGCGAAAAAAACATATTCTTTAATGGAGAACATATTAAAATTTTCTATATTTGAAAGGAGAAGGTAAAATGGATACTAACGAGATCATGGTAAACGAGGTTATTGAAACGACTGAGGGAATCGCAACAGCGAGTTCTGGAAAGGGTTTTAAGGTTACAGCAGGTGTCGGTTTGACAGTTCTTGGAGGCTTTGTAGCTTACAAGTATGTAATCAAACCGGTAATAGCTAAAATCAAAGCCAAGAAGGAACAGCAAGGGATTAACGAAGAAGTTGATAATGTTATCGAGCTTGAATTCGATGAGTAACTTGATGTGCCTGAGTAAATAGAAAACAGAGTTCTAACGAGGGAGAGTACCTTTAACAGGGTGCTTTCCCTTTTTCTTTTTGAAAGGGGAGAAAAAATGATGAATCTATATTTATACGATGGGCCAGTTATGGAATTTGACACTTGTGTCGCTAATCGTTGGAAGGCTTCTACGTATGCTGTATCTGAGAAAAAGGCGAGGAGTAATCTAGCCTACCAATATAAGAAAAAGAACAATAAGGTTCCAAATAGTAAAATCACTTTACCGGGACCCCTTGTTCTAGATCAACGAAAGGAGTAAACGTGATGGAGGAATACAAGTCAAATTCCCATAAATCTAAGGAGAATCAAAAGGGGTCTATACCGGAGAAAAAAGTAGAAAAAGTGATTGCTGGGACGGCAAAATCCAAGAAAAAAAGCGAAATTCGGAAGTTTACGGACGTATTTATCTCAGAGGATGTTAATAACGTAAAATCTTATATTTTGCTAGAGGTATTGGTCCCCGCAATTAAAAAAGCAATTTCAGATATTGTTACAAACGGTATTGATATGATACTTTACGGGGAAACAGGTAAGACAAAGAGTAATTCCACTGCCTCTAAGATATCTTACAGGAGTTACTACGATGAAAGAAATGGTCGAAGGGATTATAGCGCGGTTCGAACAAGAACCGGCTATAACTATGACGATATCATCTTGGATAATCGAGGAGAAGCCGAAGAAGTCCTGTCAAGAATGGACGAGTTGATTTCTACTTATGGTTTGGTTAGTGTGGCAGATTTGTATGATTTGGTCGGTATCACGGGAAATTATACAGATAATAAATATGGATGGACCGATATTCGAAGTGCATCTGTAATTAGAGTACGAGATGGCTACATGCTTAAACTACCAAAAGCGCTTCCGCTAAATTAGGAGGATTCTTATGAATGGATATTTGACATCGTACGGCTACATGGGTTTTGTTGCTGGGCGTTGGATATTATTCGCAACTGAATCCGAGTATTATGAATATTTGAATGAGGAGAGATGAAAATGACAAGAGCAGAAACTCTAGATAGAGCTAAACAATGTGTATGCGGTCAACGTGAGAACGAATATGGCTCACCCGAAGATAACTTTCGGTCGATAGCCGCTTTATGGTCGGCGTATAAAAATACTGATTTCACAGCAACCGACGTTGCCATGATGATGGCGTTACTTAAGATCGCTAGGATTAAAACTGGGACTGCAACTGAAGACAGCTTTGTAGACTTAGCTGGTTATGCAGCCTGTGGTGCGGAGATTATATCAAATATTAATAAAGAAAAGGAGATTATCTAATTATGAAAAAAACAGAACTTATGACGACTGTAAGCAGTCCGTTTAAAAAGATTGGTTTTAAGATCAAAAAACATAGCCCCGAAATTCTCGTAGTAGCCGGCGTAGTCGGAACCGTTGTAAGTGCAGTTATGGCTTGTAAAGCTACTACTAAAGTGAGTGATATTTTAGAAAAGGCTAAAGAAGATATAAACTCTATTCATGATTGTGCGGCCAACGAGGAGTTCGTAGAGGAATACACTCCCGAAGATGTTAAGAAGGATTTAACCATTGTTTATGTTCAGACAGGTATTAAGCTTGCTAAACTTTATGCTCCAGCAGTAGCTCTTGGCGCTCTGTCCTTGAGTGGCATTCTGGCATCGAACAACATTCTTCGTAAAAGAAATGTTGCTTTAGCAGCGGCTTACGCTACGGTCGATAAAGGGTTTAAAGAATACAGAAATCATGTGGTAGAGCGTTTTGGCGAAGAAGTCGACCGCGAACTGAAGCATGGTATCAAGGCAAAGAAGATTGAAAAGGTTATAGTCGGCGAAGATGGTAAGGAAAAGAAAGTCAAAGAGACCGTCAGTGTTGTGGAAAGAGATTCATTGAGTGATTATTCTTTCTTCTTTGACGAGTCCAATCCTTATTGGGAAAAAGACGGAAACTATAATAGAATGTTTCTTCTAGCTCAGCAGCAGTATGCTAACGATAAACTAAGGGCAAACGGATATTTGTTTCTGAACGACGTGCTTGACGATCTTGGTATTCCGAGAACTAAAGCCGGTCAAATTGTTGGTTGGGTATATAATCCCGATAACCCTAATGGTGATAATTACGTTGATTTCGGGATTTACGAAACCTACCGAAGGGATGAAGAATCTTTCGTAAAGGATAAAGCTATGCGTGAAAGATTTGGAAACGAAGTATACGAACGAGTAGTCCTTCTTGACTTCAACGTAGACGGAAACATTTTGGATCTGATGTAATGAGTGCATCAAAAAATACGAAGACTACCCTTTGATCTTTTGGAAACGGTCTTAGGTTAGTCTTTTATATTTTAGGAGAATTTTTTATGCGAAAATTAAATAGGATAATCATAGTCTCTCTGAGTGCGATATTTATATTTATGACTTGTATAAATATTCCCATCAATGAAACCGACACTGGAGAGATTGTGATTTCTAAACCAATTACTTCGGTTATGCCGACTGTCACTAATTCATATAAAACTCCGGAAATAACTATAGAACCGTTAGAAGAAAAACCATTTTCGGATGAAGAAGTTGAAGCGATTGTTCGGACGTTAGTCGGGGAATGTTATGACGATAAAATGGCTGATAAACGTAAAGTCGCTGAAGTCATCGTTAATCGTGTATCAGATGGTGGATTTGGAGAAAACGTTATCGATGTTGTAACAGCCAAAGGACAATTTGCAGGTTACTGGAGACAAAGTCGCCCGGTTAGTAAAAGTGATATTCAAATCGCAGAAGAAACTTTAACCGATTGGTATGCGAATGATTGTAAAGCTTTGTCTGAGTATCTGTTCTTTTGTTCAGGACCGAATAGAGAAAATGTATTTCGGTCTGAGTATTGATATTCAAAAAATTATTTAGGAGGCGTATTTATGAATAAAACAATAAATTTTATGATGTTTGTTCTCGGCGTAGCCGTCGGTTCAGTAGTTACCTGGCGGTATGTCGAGAAAAAATATGAGCAGATAGCTCAAGAAGAAATCGATTCGGTAAAAGAAGTATTCTCCAGGAGAGAAACTGAATTTACTGAGAATACGGAAGCCCGAATAAAGGCGGACAATGCAAAAGAAAAGCCGAGCGTTATAGAATACGCAGCCCGTTTACGTGAACAGGGTTATACTAACTATTCCGACATGGCTGATGAAAAACCCGAGGAGGTGAAAGAGGAGTCTATGAGCATAGATAAACCTTATGTTATCGCTCCGGAAGAGTTTGGCGATTTGGATGACTATGAAACAATTAGTCTAACTTATTACGCTGATCAAATTCTGGCCGACGATAACGATGAAATCGTGGATGATATCGAAGACGTTGTCGGATTCGATTCTTTGAATAGTTTTGGAGAGTATGAGGATGATTCAGTATTTGTCAGAAACGACAGAATGAAGTGTGACTATGAAATCCTTCTCGATCAAAGAAAATATTCTAGCGTTATCAGAAGAAAGCCGCACGAGGTGGATGATTAATGACGAAAAACGAGCTGAAAAAAGAATACTTCGAATGGATGTACCAGCTCGTATGC